CTCAAAGTAATCGTGAAAGAGTTTAGAACCCTTTCTTGCACCATAGTGAGTATCAGTGATTACTGCTACTTTTGTCATTGATAACGAAGTTTGATGTGAACGGCGTCCTTGATGGAATTATAATCGCTATAGTTGCCTGCGTCAAGATCATTCGCATCAAAGACCTCATCAAAGTTAGTCTTCTCTAGAATCTTATTCTTAATTTCCAACTGCTTCTTCTCCTGTTGGATTCTTCTCAAAAATGCGTAGTAAATGATTTGAGTGAAGTAAGCAAATGGGTTCTTGGATTTCTCAGGATTGAAGTTATGAACATATCTCACACAATTTTCAATACCGTCACAGATCATGTCATCCTTGAACATGTAGTTGACGAAGTTGGGTTTATAAGATAAATGATTGGCGATCTTAAGGAAACACTCACCAATGTATCTGGGGATCTGTGGTTTGGGTTGATCGTTTAGTTCCGCTCTCTTAACCTCAGCGAAATAGTTTTCTAGGGCGTTCAGAAACTCTTTGTTGTTGACGTAATGTTCTGATTTCTTTGGTCTTGCCATAGTTCCATAATTGTGATTGACAGCCATAAACAATAATTATTACTCATATTATTATATCACTTTAATAAAGGGTTGACAATACCATCAAATCTAGATAGACTAGGCTTGTCCAGGATGAAAGGATACCTTAGCTTTTATTATAAAGCTTCTCCAAAATCTCCTTGGCCTCTAGAACGGTCGAGAGATATCCCATCTTCCTATCTAGTTTTGTATTGTTCGTCTTATTAAGTTTACGAACATAATCTTGATAATATAAAATCATTTCAATACTATCAGATTCAGACATAGTGATTATCTGATCCATATTAATAATAAACATATCATCACTGGCAGTCTTTAACCATGGTTCCATTTTGTAACCATGAAACTTACCTCTTACATTTATCTCTTCAACAATAATGGGATTAGACAGGATCAATAATGTTCTGTCATCTTCCTCACATGCAGCTACTTTAGTGAATACTTCTTCACCTGATTTAAATTTTATTGTTGCATAAAAGTCATCTTCAATGTCGTTCATACATGTTACTCCCTTTCTAGTCTTTTAAATTGATCGATATGATTTCGTAATTGAATTGTTCTTGAACATAAATTTTCACCCTTTCAATAAAATGATTCAGTGTATAATTTTTTCTTGACCCCATGGTTGCGTCATCTGCAATGTCATAGAGTTTGGCTTTGACTTTATCTTTGCCTTTTCTGAGGACTCTACCAATAGACTGTAAGTTCCGAATACGAGACTTTGATGGAGAGGCAAATATTACGTTGTGAAGGTTTTTAATGTTAATTCCTGTACTGAAAGTTCCAAAGGAGGCAACGATAATAGCGTCTTTCTCTTCCTCTGTAATCTTTCTAACTTGTTCTCTGTCCTCTGCATCTACACCGCCATGAATGAAGAAGACCTTTCTACCATCTGTTACCTTTTTATTTATTAGTTCATAAAGTATAGCACCATGAGCTTCAACCCTGGTGTATAAGATAAGAGTATTACCACTTAGATCTACTGATAGGTTTGAAATAAATCTATTTCTACCCTCATGTGATATTAGATATTTAATTTCATCTTCATAGGTATCAAACTTTTGAGGACGATGTTTCAGGACCAAACATTGAATGTCAAGTTTAGCTAGGTATCCCTCATCAATTAATTTCTTAGTTCCTGTAACCTTGTATGATGGGCCAAACAGTCCCTCTAAGACCCACTTATGGGTCTGTGTACCGTCTAAAGTACCTGTGAACCCATATCTATACTTTGCGTGATGACATTTATCCATAATTCCAATAAGAGACTTACTCTTGAATAAGTGAGCCTCATCACCAATGATAACATCATACTCCTCAAAGAATGTTCTATCCAATTGATAAACTGATTGCCAAGTGGTGATGGTTACCTCATTAGTATTCACTCTCTCACGACCTGCATAGATTCTATGACAGTGGTTCTCCGCATCCCATCCATAGTCTTGAAAATCTTTGAACATCTGTTCCACAAGTGATGTGGTGGGAACCACAAGTAGAACCTTTCTATTCATTCCAACATGAAATCTCACAACAGAGTAAATCATAAATGACTTACCAGATGCTGTTGGACTGATTAATAGTTTACGATTATATCTTAGAGCATCATGAACTGCATCAATCTGATAGTCTCTGGGTTTGATCGATGTGATGGACTTCATATAATCTTTCACACCTTCCTTGCAGATCATATCATTGACCTCAAAGGGGAGACCATAGAATTTATTATCTAAAAATTCAAAACTATATCCAGACTTCTCACAGAAGGCAACAACTTTATCAAGAAGACCGACATAGATCCTCTTGGTTCTCATATCGAATAAGTGTATTTCTCCGTTCCAATGCCTCCTACGATACTGAGGCATAAACTTCATATTAGGAACTTCAAAAGTAAACTTATCTCTTAATTCATATTCGATGTGTGGTTCCGTAGAAATTTTAAGGTAAACTTCATTCACCTTTTCAATAACCAGGTCAGCCATAATAAAATCTCACCTGGAGATATTTATTAACTGTTTAAAAATGAGTAATCGAGCATCATTCTTTGAAATTGATCTCTCAAATGCCACATGTGTTCCTGTTCAGAAGCTTCCCGATTTGGGGAACCAGGCCAAGTCCTGAGAGCTTCTTGAACGCAATGGTGTAATAGACGCACATCATCTATACTAACGTGCATCGTATAATCAAACTCGTGTTCGGATTCCAATATCTTGGGAATAGGGGATAACTTTATTTATCCCATACCGGAAGAGAACCTCATAAATTCAATTGCGTTCTTTATTTGATATGTTCTATTGGTAACTTGTCTAAGTATTTCCTCAAGATACTTCAACATAGTGTCGTAGTATTCAATCTTTAACGAAACTCCTGAGAGTTTCTCATCTGCATCCAGATATTTTTGCATAGTGTCTTTATCCCTAATCTTTTTGGGAAAGGGATTTTCAATATAAACCTCTGGGTCTGCTTTTCCACTGAAGTACTCATAACGTTCGTGGCGAATATTCTTTCTTTGTTGTTCTGCTTTCTTTCTCAGGAGAACAAGATTATTATATAGATCATAATATTTCGCGTGTAATACGGGAATATTCAATGATTCAGTATGTAAGTTGTCAGGATCAATCTTTGAATCCTGTTCCCACATCTTCTGAACCGTAGGTAAATCAATCATTAGCAAC